TCAAGACGTTTTTGTTTATGTTTTAAATAACTTTTTTGCTGGTCTTGTCTAAGTCTTTCTTTGTTTTCTAAGAAAAATTGTTTTCGTTTTTCATTAATTTTTTTGTTTTTTTCCGGGTCGGCAAGCCTAGCTTTCATATAGATACTGGTACATTCTTTGCACCTTGTTTGTAACCCGTCTTTAGCTTTTTTATTTTTACTAAAGCTATCTACTGGCTTTTGTAGTTTGCAATCGTAGCAAGTTTTCATAAAAAAAATAGGGACAAGATTTAACTTGCCCCTATTATACTACATTAGGCTATAAAATTGCTATGCCGTAAAGCTACCATAGAGAATAGCGGAAGGTTTCTCAACACCCAAACCAAGTCGTTCTTCGATCCTCAAAGTTACGAGGTTCTGGGTGAAATCCGTACCAACATAGCCCATTTCCACGACTGCGCCAGAACGGTTATACAACACAGCAGCGGTATTGATTGCTGCCACAAGGAACTTGCCTTGTTCCATGTTGTTTGACAGAACCACACGGACACCGAAAGGATTGATGCCAGCCATCGTTCCGGGCATACCGTACAGATAAGCACCAGAACCAACGCCTTCACGGGTACGCTCCATTGCGCCAAAGTCAGCGGGGTTAACAATCACAACGTCAGGCATATTGCCTAGTGCCCACAAAGCATATTTGGCACGGTTGATGGCGTCAACCAGCAAATCGCCGCTGTTAGCGGTGTAAGCCGTGAAGTTGCCGCTGTCAGTCAAGCCAGACAGGTTGGGTGAAGTGCCGTTACCGTTTAGCAGTTGAGCATCGATACGCTGTGCAAGTCCGTCCCGTGCCCTCGTGTCAATGTAAGCCATGATAGCTGGCGCATCGGCGAGCAACTGGTTGGAAACTTTCAACCAATGTGCAACGGTGGTGATTGGCACGTTGTACTGTTCAAACGTGATATCAGACTCAGGCTTCAAAGCACCTTGCGAAACTTCAGCAGCGGAGTTCGTCCAGCTAGCTTCACGCAAAGAGTTAACCATGTTGCTGCTAACAGGAACAGTACGGAAAATTTCACGAACGGTTAGCGGTGCAAAATCGCCACGAATAACGCCGGGTTGTTGTTGAGGGAAAACCGTGGTGCTGTTAGACACAACCGTGTTTTTAACTTCGAGCCTAGCACGTTGCAGTTGACCCGTCACCAAAGCCTTAAACTGCTCGGACTTAACAAATTCCTCGCCAGCGGTCATGGAAGCCTCGGGCATACGATGGTTTTCCATCTTCTGTGCGACTTCGGTGATGCTTGCTTGAAACTCTTGCGACAGAGCTTTGACTTCAGCACGGATTTCCTCTTGTGCTTTGCCATAAGTTTGAACTTGACCTTCGTATTTCTCGATAGCCGAGTCAAGTTTCTGGGACAGTTTGGATTCGACAGACTTCAGTCCGTCATCAAGGGCTTTGATAAGTTCAGACATAATTAGCTCCGTAAAAGAATTGTCTGGATAGCAAATTTGAGTTCCTCAGGGGAAATCTCATCTTGAGTTGGCTCGTCAGGCTCATCCCTGAATAGCCGTTTGAGTCCACCAACAAAAATTGTTGCTGAACTGCGAGAAAATCCAGACTCTCTCAGGATATCCTCATAATCTTTAATGTCTCTTTGCACTATCAACGCAGGATTTAATACGGTTGTATATGTGTCGGAATTATCTGCTGGCGATTCTACTACTGAGATTTCAACAAGGTCAATCTACGTACAAATCCAAACCGNCNTTCTCGTTTTCGGTNAANTTCTTTAGGACGATTAGCCAATCGACAGTACCAGTAAATCGCACCGTGCACTCAGCGAAGCATAAACGTCACGGGCTTTGGAATGCCCCGGTGTGAGTTCGCCTTCGACATACAAGCCTTTCTCGTCCTCTTCCATGCGAATCCACTTACCGATAATCTCGCCGTAGTGGTTCCAGCGCATTTGAACGGGACGCTCACGCTCGTCTAGCGTGGCTTTGTACGCACCGGGGAAGATGGTATCGCCGTAGCTATCGACACCGCCGAATACAGAGGCATACCCAGAGAACACGCCCTGCTTGCCTTCATAGAATTTAACGCTAGTAGCGTCAAGGTTGAGTAGTTTGTGTTTCATTTTGGGTTACTCCCAGATTATTAAGCGGAGACATATTCACCTGTGACAACAGGTTGTCACCACCATCCATTGCCGCCCAACCTTCCATGGCTCGGACTTCGTTAGGCGTAAGAATACTGCCAGCAATCGCCGTGCGATAGCCTTCCAATCGTGACTTCATATCGGAGCGTAGCAATCCCTCAAAGTCAAACTCTGGTTCATACCGTGCAGCTTCGGCTGGCGTAAACAGATTGGCTTTCATGCTGGATTCAATGCGCTCAATGTACGGGCGCAGATTCAACTTGTAAAAACCACTGACAAGTTGCTCAATTCCGCTGCCCCAAGTTGTGCTACCACTGGTGTCGTTGACCAACACACTAGGCACACCAAACCAGCGGCAGATTTCCTCAAGCTGAAATTTGCGGGATGACAACAATTCAATGTCCTGTGGTGACATAGAAATGGGGTCAAACTTCATTCCGTTTTCCAGCACCAGCAATCTTTCATCTGTTCCAGTAGTCAACGTGCCAAAGTTGGCACGGACTTGTTCACGTTGTGCAGGTGTCAGCTAACTTATCAATCGAAAGCACACCGCTGCGTTTGCNNCCATTGCTGTAAATGTTAGGTCACAGCCTTTTTCAGTCAGCTTGTGATATGCCAATCATGTTCGACGACCAAACGCAATCGGTGACTTCCCGATAATGCCGTTGCCGTATAGCTTTAAATGCCACACCGACTGTTCAGCCAATACTTCAACCTGACTGTCGTGCGTGTAGGTGTAGATAACAGAGCCATCATTAAGGAGCGTAACTTCAACCTGTGCCGACATCATTGGCATGAGCGATGTGACTTTCCCGCCAATACGTTGAATCTTTGCATAGGCATTGCCATGCAAAGTGAGATTCAACATCATGGTTTCAAAGAACTCTTGTTTCGTCTGGTATCTGTTTGGCTTGCGATTAATAAATTGTTGGAAGTAAAAATCTTCTGCAACAGAATTATCGGAAACGTTTTTGATGTTAAACGGCAAGCTGGCTACGGTTTCGGATAACAATCTGACACACGCCCACACCGCCGACACTTGCAAAGCGGTATCTTCTGTGACGGATACCGCTGCTGGCTCTGCATAAGCTGGTGAAGCGTACTGAGTTCCAACATTTCGCTCAGTCGTATTCCCACCTACTAGGGCAGACCACATCGTTTGCCAAAATGTAGCCATCTTAAATTCCTATCGGGTTCGCAAGGTAGTCATTAAATGAAGCCTCATCAAATTGTTCCTCATTCAATGTTGCGCCAAACGCCATCGCCATAGCAACCAATCCGTCAATTCGTCCAGTTGCCTTGTGTTTGTCCAGTTTTCTATTTCCAGCAGGGTCTTTTGATATGACTGCATTGGCGGCACACATGGTCAGAACTGGATTTGCTCCATGTGCAACCCGTTTGTTTAACAACTCAGATTCTAGTGCATCTATCGCACCAGACATATCCTTATAACCTTGCCCAAACTCAATTAATGGCAATTCTGCCCCTATTTTATCCAATTCTTTGCGTAAAACGTCAATTCTCCATCTGTCATACGCAATAAATTTGACGTTTAAGGTAGAAAAAATCTGTGAAATATCATATGCAACGTACTCATAATCGACCGTTGCCCCCGGTGTTGTCTGCAAAAAACCCTGTCTGTGCCACACATCGTAAGGCTGTCTGTCCCGTTTTGAGCGGTCAATCAACCCCTGTTCAGGTGTCCAGAAGTACGATTTTGTATGCCAGATGCCATTAATCCGTCCAATTATGACCAAAGCAGTCAAGTCTGTACGGGCTGACAAGTCCAAACCAGCATAAACAGGCGTGTCATCAAACTCTTTTACGGCATCGCCACATTGCATCCATACGTCTTTGGATATAAACGGGCTGACCGTGGACACCCGCTGGTTGAGGCACAAATTGCGAAAGGTGTTTTCACTTGAAGGCATCCTGACAGCTTGCTTAGCTTGTTCGGCAAGATCATCGTAAGACCTAAATGTGCCAAGCGCAGGGTTAGCCGCCTTCCAGCCAGTTTCATCAAGCAATCCTGCGTCTGGCGGTGCGGCATACACATGAGAAACGATTTTTGGGTCTTTGGAATTGGCAGCATCGTCTAACCAAATGCTAAACAAATCTGCATCGTCAGCCGCTTGGGTGCTGATGGCAATCAAAAGTGGTGATTCATGCGCCCCTTGCGATGTTGTAATGGCATCAATAAAGTCGTCTTGTGCGCCCCTGACCTGACCAACTTCGTCCAAAATTGCAACGATTGGTGACAATCCGTGAGCCGTTTTAGCCTCGGCAGACAGGGCTTTGTACTCGACGTTAGCTTTTAATCCAATAATTTTTTTGCTTGATGGCACTAAACGGTACAGCCCTTCAAATTTCGGCTGCATATTTAGCATCTTAGCCGCTAATTCGTACACAAGTGCCGCTTGATCTCTTGATCTTGCCCCAGAAATGATTTGGCTATTTTGTTTTCTTTCAGGTCCAATTATGTGCGCCAACAATAAACAAGCAATAAGACTTGATTTTCCGCACTTTCTAGCAATTGATAAATATGCCCTGCGTGTTCCATGCGGGTTGTCATAAACATCGTAAATAAACTTTTTTTGAAAATCAGCCAACTTAATTGGCTTTCCGACAAGCGCACCCTCTGGGACTAGCAGATATTTCTCAGAAAATTCAATAATTCTGTCAGCACGGGTTGGAGTCTTATTCATAGTTTTATATAATCGCGTGCGCGCCTGTGATAGATAAATTAAATCAAATCATCATCAGCGACTTTCGCTAATACTTTTCTGGCTTGCTGTTCTGCCGTGTTCCGAACAGCTTGCTTTGCACCAGACAAGCCACGCTGACTTGCAGACAACCCAAGTGTTTTGTTCAACGATTGCATTGCGCTTGTCATTGAATTAAGTGCCGACACTTTTGGGTTAGCAACTGGAGTGCCACGTTGGTTTTCGACAACGTACCCCTCGGTGTTGATGTCACGCCAAAGTTCATCAATTGCCGCATAAGTTTTTGACAAGTTAGCCGCAATCAACAAGTCATTGTCAGACCACGTTTCATGTTCACGGGCTGTCACAATAAATTTGAAATATTCAGATTCAGCTTCAGCCAAAACAATTGGTGACTCAGGAATCTTTGCGGCAGATTCCAATGTTTTGATTGAATTTGCTGTTGTGCTTTTTTTACTACGCTCTTGCCTAGCCATTTTTCACCTCAAAACTCGAAACGTTCGTTAAAAAAGAAGAGTTGGGCATCGTGGTCGCCAGCCAGATCGGCGCGCCCAGTGGCACATGG